GCTCAGGCGCGGCCTCTGCGGACTTGCCCCCGGGGGGGTCGTCGTTCGCGGGCGGCTGCCCGGTCTGGCTCGATGTGTCCACCACTGTACCGCCCGGAGCCGACATGTCGACATGTTCACTTGTCGGCAAGTCGACGGAGTGCAGCCGGATCACTTCGCGAAGCGCGTCGATCGTGTCGCCAATCGTCTTGACGGATCGCGGATCCAGCCGGCGGCCATGCACCGCGGCCGCGGCCAGGTTCGCCGCTTTCGCGCCGAGCAGCTCGGTATCCTGGTTCACTCCGACCAGGCAGGGCCCGACCTCGAACGTGCGGAGCTTGCGGAGCTCGTAGACGGTGCGGGTGATCTCCTCACCCGACTCCGCCTTGATCGTCTCCTCGACCGGCGTGCCGTCCAGCACGTCATACGCGAACGAGAATTGCTTGATCCGGCGGGCCTTGAGGAGTCGCTGCACCTGCACGGCGGTCGGGTTGTCCAGGTCGTTCGTGCCGAGCACCTTGAGGCCGGCATCCGTCTCCTCGACGTCATCGTGGACGCCGATGTGAGAGAACGGATCGTCCCACTTGTGGCTCCACACGATCGGCAGCGGCTCGCCGTCCTTCCACCGCTCGACGTCCTCCGCGAACGCACCTTTGACCACACGGTCGCCGTAGCTGTCGACGTTGCCGAACGCGGACACGATCGCGAGGAACTGGCCCTCCTTAAGTCCGTCCTCCGGGCCGGCCGCCTTGATGCTTGCCGTGAAATCGCGGATGGTCACCATGTCAGGAGTCCTCTCGGAGAATCTGGACGTCACACGTGCAACGTGCGCGCTCCTCAGTCGGAAGCGTACCGGCGCCGGGATACTGCGCGCCGTTGGAGAACGCGGCGTCAATCGGCACCGTCTGCCCGGACAGGGCACGGTGCGACGCCCGCGGGTTGGACGAGCGGACCGTCCAACGCTTGAATGCTGGGCCGGCGTCCGGTCGGCTGCCGGTGTGCACCGCGGCGAGCGCCGATATCTCTGTGGACGTCGTGATCGCGAGCTGTGCGGCGCGTGCGGCCGCGGCAGCGGCGAAGATAGCCGTTACCTCCGCCTTCCAGTCCTCGGCCGCCACAGCGGCAGCCAGCAGCGCGTACGTCTTGCTATTCCAGCCGTGCGCGATGCCGGCGGCGCGGCCAGCGATGAGCAGCTGCAGCCCTTCCAGGTCCGGCTCCACCGACAGGTTCTCACCGACACCGGTGGCGCGGAGCTCAGCGACCCGGCCGAGCTGCTGGCGGAGCACGATGGTCAGCTCACGGTCCCACCGTTCCTCGTTCCACGCGTCCGGCAGCGGAGGCACCGACTTCGCGCCCAGCCCGGACAGCACCGACGCGGCCTGCCGCTTCGCGAACTGGCGAACCGCGGCCTCGTAGTCGAACAGGAGAAGGTCGCGCGTCTGCTCCGGCAGCTGCGCCGCCTTGAGCTGCAGCCCTTTCGGCTCCGGCGGAGCTTGCGCCGGTTCGGTGTTGTCGTCTCCACCGTCACCGGTTGGTGTCTGCGGCGACGGCTGCGTGCCCAGCGTCACGTTCAGCGGCGTAATGAGCTCGTCGCCACCGTCGATCGCTGGCCGGTTCTCTTGCGCGCGCGCTTCGTTACGCGTCATCCACGGAGCGCCCACAGCTGTCGACGTCAGCGCCGCCCGCTCCTCGAACGAACCGCGGAGCTTGGAGTCCAGGTCGACGTCGATATACCACTTCCGGCGGCCGGCGAACCCTGGCACGAGCTGCGCGTTCACCGCCTGCTTGATCGTGGCGAAGTGCGGGCCCAGGTCGTCCCGGTACAGCCGGTGCCGGATCTCGCGCATGTTGGAGTAGTTCGTTTCGCGTGCACCCACGGACTCCGGCGCGATGTGGAACGCGGACGCGACCTCCACGTCAGTCAGCCGGCGATACTCGAGGTCGGCCATGTCTGTCGAGGAGAACGCCTTAGCCTCGTGGTAGGACATGCCGTCGTCCACGAACCCGATGCCGCCGGCTTCCGGACCGTCACCTTTGAATTGCGCACGGAACTCCGCCAGGAACCGCTCACGAGCTCGCCGGTTCCAGCCCTCGACGTTCGGGCCGGCCTTCTCCGGATCACGCTCGATCCAGCCGGACATGCGCGCACCGTTGGCCCACACCTGCCGGCGCCACGCGATCGCTTCGGACGCCTCAGCGAGCACCGCCGAAAGTGTCTGCATCGGAGACATGCCACCCACGCCGTCCGGCTGGTAGCCGTAGTCATAGACGAACTCCTCCGGGTCGTAGTCGATCCACGGATTGTCGCGCCGGTCCGTCAAGATCCGGATGGATTCCAGCTGGTCCAGGCCGTCACCGACGAACCGGAAACGGCGCGGAGGCACGCGGACGAGCCGCATACCGGCCGGCGAGTCATCCGGCACCTTCCACAGCGCCCACCGGTCATAGACGCACGAGTCAGCGATGACGGAGTACCACAGCCGGTAGGGCGTGACGCGCGGCGCCGGCTTCCGGAGCAGCTCCGCGAGCTCACCGGTGCCCACGGTGCGCCGCTCGTCGTCTGAGACCCGGTTGTACAGCTTGAACGATGTAGACGCGACGTTCCGCGCGATGAACCCGACCACCTTGCGGACGGCCGGCTGCGTCCGCCACACGACTTGCGGGTCCAGCTGCCCGAGCTGCCGCGCGTACAGCTCCAACCCTTCGCCGGGGTCCAGCACCGGCACCTGCCCGGACCATGCCGTCGTCCAGTGGTTGCTCGTCGGTGAGAACACCGGAAGATCCACCCAGCCGTTCCCGTGCGGCGCCGGGTAGACGACGCCGAGCTGGTTGGCTTTCGCCATGCGGCCGTCAAGCCATGTCCCGAGCCCCATTAAGCCGTCTCCTCGTCGTCGTCCTCGTCGTCCGCGTACGCGGAGCGGCGCCGGCGGTTCAGCATCGCCCGCGCCATGGCTGTTGCCAGCGCGGACCAGCCGTCGATCTTCTCGCTCGCGGTGGACTTGTCCGGCTTCACGTTGCCGGCCGGGTCCATCGCCACCGTTAGGTTATCCGTCATCCACCGCATCACAGGGTTGGCGCCGGATCGGAGCAGCGGCGCCGCCGGTGTGCCGGCCGCCAGGAGACGCTTGCACTCCTTCATGCTGGCCGTCATCGTGCCGTAGCCCTGCCGGACTTCCACGAGCGGAGCCCGCTCCTCGTCCAGCCTTTTCGTCACTTCGTTCGCGTTCCACGGGTCATATCCGAGCTCCTGGATGCGGAATAGCCGTTGATCCGCCTTTACCCGGGCTAAAACGTAGTCGTAATCGGTGGTTGCGCCGGGTGTTACCTCGATCCAGCCGGCGTCAATCCACGTCTGGAAGTTGCGCGCGGTCCGCTTATTTAGCCGCGGGACCACCGTTTCCGGGCACCAAAACCGCCATATCGCGTCATATCCGCCGTGGACGTCCGGAAATAGCCAGCACAGCGACGTCAAGTCAGCGACGTTGCCGAGATCCAGCCCGCCCCACGCTGGCCGGCCGATCAGCAAGTCCTCGTCCACGATGGACCGGTTCCGGTCCCACTCCTCGAGGGTGATGTACCGGGTTGTTTGCTTCGTCCGGATTCCCAGGTGGAGCCGCTGGTAGTTCGCGAGCTCCGCCGGCGACTGCCGAGCTTCCGCGGCCTTGGACAGCATGTAGGAACGCGTAGGTGAGACGCCATAGCCGGGATTGGCGCGCATGATCGTCTCTTCAGAGAACGAATCCGCCTCCCGTTCAGCGGCCCACACCACCCCGTAGATGTGCGGCGCCTTGAGCGTGCCGTTGGCCACCGACTCGACCCGCTCGCGCCGGCGGCTGTAGATGGTGTCCGGTTTGCCTTCGTCGGCCGTCGTGATGATGACGATGAGCGGCTGCGTCCGCGACCCGCGGCCTGTCTCGATGGTCTCCACGAGGTCGGGTGTCTTGTGAATGTGCAGCTCGTCAATGATCGCGCCGTGAATGTTCGCCCCGTGCTGCGCCTCGGCGGACGAGCTGACAACGGAGAACGTGGAGCCGGTCGCCGGATGCGTGATCTGTTTCGCGTACGCCTTCACGTACGGCTTGAGACCCGGCGACTTCGTGGCGAGCAGCTTCACCGGTGCGAACACGAACGAGGCCTGGTCGCGAGTCGTCGCCGCGGCCACGACTTGCGCGCCGGCTTCGCCGTCCGCGCATGTCAGGTAGATCGCGATGCCGCCGGACAGGGTGGACTTGCCGTTCTTCCGCGGGACGTCGACGTACAGGTCTGTGATGACGCGGACGTAGGTCTCGGAGTCCTTGTCCCACCGGACCCAGCCGAAAACCGGTGCGAGCACGTAGGCGATCTGCCAGGGGTCGGGCATGAGCGGCCGGCCGGCCCACTGGCCTTGGGTGTGCCGGAGCAGTCGGAAGCTCGCCAGTACCTTGTCGACGCGGGCGCCGTCGAACACAGCGCCGGCGGTCGTCTCCCCCGGCTCCGGAGTCTTGTGCAGCGGCACCTGCCAGAGTTCCGGCAGCGGCAGGCCGCGGTCAATCAAATACCAGTAGACCTCTTGCGAGAGGTCCAGCTGCTCAGCTGTGGGCCGAGCTGGCGAACGGGTTTTCGCCGTCACCGTCGTCCCCGCTCTTGGT